ATGAAAATATTAATTCCACCCTTGTTATCTCTCACGCTCTTAATGTCTGGCGCTGCTCTGTCAGCTCCTAAACAACAACATAGGCTCGTTGAGTCATATATTGATGGGTCATATAAGGTATGTGTCTATGAGCGCACAGGAAGCCGTGGAGACGGCAAGGATGATGATGCCACACAAACAGTTAGGATAGGCAAATATAAAAGCTGTCTTAAATTTATGTATTTTTAATTTTAAATATTCTAAATAATTAGCATTGTTGACACACAGCACAATTATATATTAGCCTCTTTGAGTCCCTGAAAGGGGGCTCCCTGTTTCATGTGAGATAGGGAACACAACACAAGAGGTAATAGATGTACGAAGATATTAATGTTGTATTGTCAGATATTCAGTCTCACTTAGAATCAAAATATAAAACAAACAGTTTGAATATTATTAATGAGGGGCGCTTTGCTGTTTTTCAAAATGATAATTTTTATTTTGTAGTGGATGCATGTTTTATACAATGCCGTACAGACAGTGATTTTTTAATTCCAATAGAAACAAGAATTAATGATGTAATTGGAAACCTTGCTATAAGTAAAGGCAAGAAATACAAGTTAACAAGGGATGAAAATCCGGGTCAACTCCCATCTTACGTTATAGTTGAAATTTAATAGATAGTGTTAGGGTGTTTGGCGATCTCAATGGTCGCCTATCTTCCAACACAAACAGTACAGTAGGTGGCGCATACGTGTGCGTTACCCAAAGCAACACAACAATTGTTTAGTGCGAAATCGTACTATACACGTATTTAGTTTGGGACGGAATCGTCCCTTACTTTATAACCTTGGGACGAAATCGTACTAAACATTTTATTGTTTGGGACGGAATCGTCCTTCTATGTAAGAACAATAAATATATAAGAACAATAATTAAATAAGAACACTAAGTAATAATAGGCTATCGCCTTAACACACAAACATATTATTTCTTTATTTTATATTCTATTTATATATTATATTGTGTTAATGAGTCGATTAGACTCTATGTTATTCAATAGCGACAGAGGTCGCCCTATACTATTGTGTTAATGAGGCTACGCTTCTATTGTTGTTGTGGTGCTATATAGTCGCACCTAATATACCTATATGCTTCGTGTCCAAACACAATGACACTGTGCCTATATGATAATACTAAGCTCATAACCCAACATGAAAACAACTGTTGTGTTATTCACTAAGTATTATAGTGGCAAACAAATAAAAATAGAATATGTATTGGTGTTATAAATTGTTGTTGTGTTCAATATAAAATATATGTGTTATAAGCGACAGCTATTGTTGTTGGTGTGCAAGCGTAGCTAATACAGCCTGTATGGCCCTGTATTCAATTATATTGTGTTGGTGAATACACGTGCAGCCAGAAAGGCTTAGAAGCTCGTATAGGGCGTTATATTAAGTCTGTTGTGTTGATTGATACCATAATGGTATTTGTGCCAAAGGCACCATTTGTTGTATGTATTTAAATGGTGTTTCACAAATATAAACAAAAGTCAAATTTATTTTTAAAAAGTATTGAATAATTTGGGAAATAATGATAAACTGTATATTATAAAGTGAAATATTAAGTTACTCCTATCACTTTATATCCAAACTTTAATTACTGGCCTCCTGTCACCTTACCGACAGGCTTGGCCTTTTTGCGTTTAAATTTTACAAGAGGAAATCTATGGCATATTGGAAAGTCGATGAGGCCGTGCAGGAATATATCGAAAAATATAAAGAGTTGAAACTGGCAATTCAAAGAGCTCAGACACTTAAACTAACCTCCCGAACCAAAAAGCGCTCGGATTTCTGGTTGGCTGTTGAACTCGCATTGAAAGAGCTAAAGCCCGCTAAACGTCTTAAGACACGATACAAAGAGGAATAAAACATGCAACTTAATCTTCCGCGCCTGATTCTTCGTTGGATTAACGAGAGTCGAGGAAATATGAGTATCCAATCATTTATTATCAAAACAATCACAGAATCCAAAGACTTTAAAGACTATGAGGAAAAATATGGCAAACAAGAAAACTAATGAGACTACCTATAAAAACGGCCTGTATACCGGTGTGTATAAAGGCGACAATGGTAACATGCTAACCGCAACACAGATGATTTATGAAGTTAATGGCGATGAAGTTATGGTGGAAATCGAAAATGATTTCAAACTACTTTATACCTTCTTATACGACCAGTATCGCAGCTTCCAATCCCAACAAAAAGACTTGTTTGCTGAATGGGAAACTGTCTTTATGGCTATTGGTCGTAGCTACAATACTAAATCTAAAGCTATGGTGAAATTGTTAGAGGATTGTGGACTACTAAAGCAGATTAAAATGCCAAACAGCAATGCCAGAATTAAAATTGTTGCTGACGTGTCCCTCAAGAATATCCGCTTTGTTAATCCATCTTATGATGCTTGGAGAGCAGAACAGAAAGCAAACAATGCTGAACGTGCGGCCGAATTTGCAGAGTTTAATGCAGAAAAAGAAAAAGCAAAGAGTGAAGCTAAACAAACACAGAATATTACCAAATCAAAAACTGAGGTAAAAGATGAATCTGGAAATGAAGCTAAGGTTGATACTATTGAAACTTCAAGTTCTTCAAATGCACAAGGATATCGAGATAACCAAACTCAGGTTGTTGGTATAAAGTTGAAAGATAGACAAGACGATCTAAGTGACCCATTTCTTGATGGTTGTGGTTTGTCCCATACCAAACCCGCTCAATCTGTTGCTCCAAAAAAGCCCAAAGCTGACACTGATGGTAATGGATATGGCCGCAAGTGCCAACATTGTTATCAAAACTCTAATGGTGATTGGGATTGCAAAGATGATTGGTGTAGCAACTGCATACCGTTCTGAGGAAATATGAAACCAAAAGCAAGACGCAGATACTTTTACTTTTTAAAAAATAAACAAGAAGGAAATAAAAATGAAAATGTTTGAAACAATGGAAGAAAGTATTATTCAGATTGAAACTCTGATTTCTAATGAACCAAGGATGCTCCAATTTAACAAAGATCTTGTTCTTGGTAGCCTTGAACTCTTCCACGATGGACTGGAGATCCAAGCCTCATTTTGGTTTGTAATTCAAAACTACCTTCTGCAAAAGTCAGACAAGGATATCGAAGCCAAAGAACTCTTGAGTGTAATGAAGCGTATGGGAATTGAGTAATAGCTAACAGTGTCATAGGTGCCGAGCCTTACGGCTCAATTAATAATTAATACTAAATATAACAAAAAATATCGGGGTAAAATGAACTATCAAAAGTTTAAAACTCTTACTAAAATCGAACAAGCTGCAATCATCGAATCTCAAAGTAAACGCAAATATTTCAAATCTAAAAAGTTATATAGTGTAGGGATTTGTGATGTTGATTTCCCTGTTTATATGAGGTTTGAAGGTGCTACTGTCTACCACCCAGCTTATACTTGCTGGCAGAATATGTTAAAACGTTGCTATTATAATAAGAATACAACTTCATATAATCCCGCAACTGTCTGCGATGAATGGTTACAGTTCTCTAATTTTCTGGTGTGGTGGAAAGAACACTACATGGAAGGGTTTGAATTAGATAAAGATTTTAAAAGTCTAATGATGTTCGGGAATCCTTATAAAAAGCTATACTCCCCCTCAACCTGCCAATTCATTCCAAAATGGATGAACCTAGTTCACCGTACAAACAAAAGCGGCAAGCTATTAGAGATTAGACAAACAGCCTGATAACTTTGTATCTCTATAACTCTCTATAACTCTCTATAACACACCAAACCTTCTATAACGCTCTCTGAGCGATTCTAAGCCCTTCGGGCTGCCAGTGTATTACCTTATCCTAAAGAATCGCTCTAATCGCTTCCTATTAAGCCTAAATTAATTCACAAGAGGAATAATGCGCATTATTAGAAAAATCGAAGAAATCGAAAATGTTCAACAACAATATCAAAATTCAGAATGGGTCATCTTCCGGCATCGGGGTTCATATGATAATGCATTCGCAATTAAACTTGATGCTTTGAATTTGACACATGGATATAGCCTTGATGTTCGTGCAGCATACCTAGATTGGCCAGTTTGGTCTCAACTATTCTACCGCCCTATTAATACACAATACCTCGCCTCACAGGCTGTTAGAAAAATTCAACGAGGTTTGTTTGTCGAGGTCTGCCGCTGTTCAAGCCTTTTGGATATTGACATTACAACTCACAATCAATCAAAGCCTACTTCAACTATTGAATCTAGTTCTTATAGCTCTTTTATTTCATTTTAAAAATCTGAGGAAACATTGATAGAAAAACATAAAATTCGTGTGTTGCTGGGGAATGTTCCCCCAGAACAATTACCAGATATTGTTATAGATCTTATGATTAACCGATATTCAAGCATTGGTGATGAGGCATTACAAGATTTTAAGGTTGTTGTGTCCTGTCTTGAATGGTTAATTGCCAATGCCATAACACAAGGTAATATCCATACTTCTCGTTCTGAGAAAGTTGGTGATGTATCAGTCAGTATGCGCGGCGATATCAGCCAAGTTGAGGCTTGGAAAGATTTACTCAAATATATTTATAAGAATCCTAATTACATCGACCCAACATTATCTGGCCTTAAATATTTGTGTGTGATGGGGGGCGCGAGGAAGGATAGATATAAAGAAGTATTAAATGATTCTAATGGTTTAGGGCCATATCTAACGACAACAACAATAACACAAACACCAATTGATTTTAGTTATTAATATAGAGGTAAAATGTCACAAGAAATTATTTCAGATTTTCTAATTAAGTTCGGTTTTGATGGTAAGAAAGTTAACAGCGGTATTTCCGCTATGCTCAAGAATATTGAGAGTGTTGAAAAGAAAATCAAAAATGCAAAGTTTCAACCGCAGATTCAACACATTGAACAGAAGTTTAAACAGGCTAAACAGCCTAAAATTATAGATTTGTCTCAGAACATTAAACAGAATATTGAAGAGGCGAAGGTTAAAGAGGTTAAACCTGTTAATCAACCTGAAAAAGTAAACCCCAAACAAAACAAGAAAGTATTAAACGCCGAACAAAAACTACAGAAACAAATTACAGCATTCACCAAAAAGCAATTGAACACCCAATTTGTTTTGAAAATGAAGGCTGCGGATCGCTTTGAGTTAGCTCGCCGCTTATCAAGCCAGAAAAGTATGGACGATGCCCGCCGTGAAATGGTTTTGTTCTCCAGCAATCACAGAAAGCGCATACAGAGCATCCGAGAGCAAGCCAAGGCAGCACGACAAGCAGCAATCGCAAGTCGCACACAGCGCGTTAGAGGAGCTGTAGCAACGGCTGTAGGGGTAGGGGCTGGTGTTGTTGGCGGGGGCTATGGTATCAGTCAACTAAAGAACCAAGAAAACAAGATCAAACAGACGGGGCAACAACTTGAAAGCATTGTGGCCGCTGCTGTGAATGCTTTCGGACAACAAGACGCTATGAAGGTGTTACAGGAGGGGACTCGAATCTCTCAGAAATACGGTTCCAGTTTAATCGACACTTCCGAATCTTTGATTAACTTCATTGCCCTTATGGCCACATTTGGGGACGGCATTGAAAGATCAGTCAAGACATTTGAGCAACAACAAACAGCTCTCAATTATTTCGGCTTGAAGGGACAGGAGCAGGTCGGCTTCCTTCAACAGGCCAGCCAAGCATTCGCATCTAACACGCTCGATGCCTATCAAGAAAGTTTCCGCCAATGGGCACCACGGATGAAGGCAGATTTTGAAACATGGTTGAAGAACAATAAGGGAATAAAGGATTTTACCGAAGGATTAACGTCAGGCAAATATAATCTCAAAAATTTGTTTGGTGAATATCTGGGAGCTAATTCAGCACGATTTCAACAAGGTGCCAAACTTGTTAGCTCAGGCAGCGCAGCCAATGAGCAACGAGCTTTAAATAAGCTTACAAGCTCAATAGGCATGGTGTTTATTTCATCAGGCTTTCAAAATGCACTAGAATATTCAAATAAACTGCTAATTAGTTTTGCAGGTTTCCTTAATAATAACTCTGAAAAAATTGGAAAAATGTTTGAAATTGTTAATAAAGGGTTATTGGAAGGAACAGATAAACTATTAAATTTCTTGTCTAAACTAACAGAGCAAGATATTGAGAAGTTCGGCAAACAACTAACAGATGGTGTATCTATGTTTTATGATATTATGGTGCGCCTTTACAATTTCCTTGATAAATGGTTGCCAAAATCCCAAGCGCCTTTGACATCTGAACAGATCTCTCAGTCTAAACAGCGACACAGTTTAAGAGAAGCACAAACAACCAATTGGCAAAACAGCACATATGCCCCTGCATTACAGATTAAAGAGCTAACAAAACCTAAAACTATTCCACAAGTCCTAAATAGTCCTAACTATACAATCCACTTAAACGTTGAGAATGCCAAAAATCTTGATGAATCTAAATTAGCAGAACAGTTAAACTTTAGAATTAAGCAGGAAGTTAGTGATTGGGGTCGTATGGCGATGGGTAATTAAGATGCAAGCTAATTAAACAATATTTTAGGTGTATCAAATAATATTTATTTTGTGAGTATGTGGAGATATATTTTCTATATACCCCTTTAGATATATTCTATCAAAATATTGCTCAGAAGTCTTGAATTTTTTATAAAAATATGTTAATATGGTTATATAAAGTTGAATGTTTAATAGTTCAAGACCTATTAATACGCTTCATTATTTATACCTCCTATTTAATAATAAAACAGTATTCTCTTTTACTGTTTCTTTAAGTAATTTATATCTTTAAATTATTTAAGAAAATAGTAAACCGAGTTTGAGCCACAAATGACGTTCATTATTTTAGCCCCGAAATACTAAGGTTGTTTATTTTGCTTCATGCGAGTTGCGATTTGAATATACCTCTAAAGGTCGAGCCTTAAAACTCGACCTTATTTTTTATTCTCTTTCAGCCAATTTTGGATTATTTTCCCTAATTAATTCAAAAATAAATCAATTTAAATACATAATTCAAAATCTATTTGGTTAAGTCCTTTGTATTCAAGGGTTTAGCACACATATATTTTTAATTTAAATTAGGTAATTAAATGGAAAATTAAATGAATAATTACAAACACGCATTAAATGCCATAAAAAAGGCATCTAATATTGTAACAGCAAAACCAGAGTCTTCAAAAGTTGAAATAATGAAGTTCAATGAAGAACAGATGGTTAGTATAGAGCCTTTGTATTGCAAGCCTATGGATTCTGATGCACACAGCCAAGGCATGACAGAAAAAGATATTCGTTTAATGGTTGATGACATTAATACGAATATTCACAAAATCTCTGGAAATATTGGTCACTTATTTAATACAAATGGTTTTCACTTCCTCCGAGCATGGGTTAATGAGTGTGACTGCATGATCGGCGGCGAGTTTGTTCCTGAAGGTCAGCCGATTATTAAAGTGCAGTTTACAGACAAGACACTATGGGAAATGCGCAAAACAGGGCAGCTTCAAGGATTAAGTATTGGCGCTCTAGGCACCATTGTTGCTAATCCAGATTATAAAGAGGTTTAATGATTCCAAAAGAGTTAATTAAAGACATCACGTTTGATTTTGATGAAACAGAGACCAAATGTGGACCCCATATTGCTTTCACATTGCCAAGCCAAGGTGGTGCGGCTTCTGGTTTGAACAATAGCTATCTTTTTAAATCTGAAAATATTTCAGAAGATACTATTAAAGAAGCAGAAGAAATCAAAAAAGCAATGCTTGCCCAGAAGGTAGAGAGCCTACAAAAAACAACAACAAAAAATGGTGCTTTTAGCACTGAGGCTACAGAGCCTCAATTAACACCTGTTGTTAATAACGAGTCTACTACCTTTTTAGATTTATTCAGGGCATACAAAAACAAACTAAAAAATAACAATTAAACAAGGAATAAAACTATATGAAACTTGCTACACAAGCCCGCTCACGCCATGACGTTCTACAATATGCCATTGATGATGTATGGGCAGTAAAAACCATTAATTTCCCTGCTGGTCTGCCTATTGACCTAATCACTGGTGACGCCGTAGACCCTGCAACCATGACTAAAGTAACTGGCACTTCAACATCTTGTGTTGTTGTGGCTGATCCGGTTAAAGCTGGCTCTAAATATGTTGTCGTGTTTGATAAACTTGTTGGCCTAATTAGTTCGCAGATTAGCGGTGCAAGTGCAGCGGGAACCACCAAAGCCCTTGAACTGCTGGCACAGAATCAATTTATCCGTCTAGTATAACAATAATAAGGAAATAAAATGTCTGATATTAACAATTTCGTAGTAAGTGATTTTAGTACCGTCTTTTCTGGCCGTCCTGTTTATAATCGACTTCTGCAATCTCTTGGAATGTTCCAGTTCGAATCTGTAGACCAAAGCCGTGTTAACTTTGATTATCTGATTAACAACAAACAAAGCACTGTTGATGCAGTAGCCCGCTATGGTTCTGAGTTCAAGAGTTCCTCTAAATCTAAAGCCTCTCTGCACCAATTCGAGATCCCGCATTTTGCTTTGCTGGATAGCGTGACCCCTGAAGATTGGCAAGGCAAGCGCATGGCTGGCGAGAATCGCCCTATGGATGCCGAGGATGTTGTAGCTCAGTATCTCGTAAACCATTACGACAGCTTTGAAGATACCATCGAAAAATATATGGCTGATGCCCTGTTCCGTAGTATTCAGAATGCCCCATATACCCAAGAGCCTGTAATTGATTTGCAAACTGAGTTTGGCCTAAATCAACAAGTTCATAATATTGATTGGTCTAGTGCTGCTACTGATGTTGATAGCGCCACTGACGACATTCAGATTAAGATCAAAACCGCCCTTGGGGAACGAGTGCGAATGATGGAAAAAGTTGTTTGCGTATGTGGCCCTCAATATTTCAAGGCTGTTAAGGCTAATGCAAAGGTTCGTGAAGCATTCACCTTTGTTAAACCTTATGAACCAGAGAATATTATTCATAACTTCTATGAAGTTCTGCCGGGCGTTCAGTATTTTGATTATAACGGAATTATGTTTGTTATGACCACTGACCCCCTGCATGGTGTAGGTAGTAATGATGCTTACTTCTTCCCTAAAATGCGTAAAGAATCTGGTGTCTTTAAACACTTTGGTGGCCCTGCAAGCCGTCATGCTGGGATGGCAACTAAAGGCGGTGCTCGTTATCATCAGTATCAGTTGCGTGATCCGAAATGGGCTAACCTTGAGGTTGTTGGGGAAATGGGGATTATCGCTGTAAACCACCTACCTAATATCGTGGTAAAATCTATTAACGCAGCCTAATTAAAAGAGGCTATTTGTCACAACACAAGATAGGAGACAATGAGAGTTTATCTATTTATGTATTGCGCAAGTCCCTAGCCTCTTTTCTATCTATTATAACTTTCATTTTATATTTGTTTTTATTTGAAGATTTGAGGCTGCTTGTAATTATGATAAGCTTCGGTGTCTTCGATGCAATAATATATAAAATTTTTAAATTCTTAAAATTATTGTGATTTGCATAACAATATTATTATTAGTTGTGCGTGGCTCGAATCACATATTTCAAATGAGGTAATATATGTATAAAATTACTGTTGAAAAATACGATGATAGTTTGGGCTGGCACACTGTTAGCAAGTCCACTAATCCGCAAGAATATCTTAAATTTATCAGTCTATCTGGTCTTGCTCGACTCCTAAATATTGGGCGTGGTGCTTTGCGGTATGAACTAAAAATTTAACAGGAGCCCCTTGTGGGCTCAATAAACTTCTTTTGCAAAAAGATAAATCAAAAGGCTGCCTTAATTGGTGGCTTTTTTTTATTTTGTGTATTAATTAAAATGTATTTAGACACATTAAAATGAATTAATTCGATTTAATTGTGAAATTTCCAATTGAGTCTATATGTCTATATTTAATTGTAACACTGGTTTATTTGCTGCTACTTATATATTTATGTACTTCTACAACTACCCCCAAACCCCGCCACAACCCTTGTATATCAAGGCATGAACAACAATTGGCTTTTCAACACAATATCATAAGGCTACCAAAAGCCATATTTTGATTATGTGAAATAATGCCATCTGCAAGCCGTCAGAACACCGAAAAAAAAGATTTTAATTCATTAATTTAATTTTATTACTGTCTCTATATGTTTACTGCTTATCCCCAGCACTCTCCCCATTTCCAAATGTCAACGTTTTTTTAAAATATCATAAGCATAAATAATCATTAAATTATGCAATAGTGTCCTAACACTAAGCTTATCCACAACAATAGACTTATCCACAATCAACAGCAATACAACCTAACAGGCTGGTTCTGTCCTGCTTTCTCTTCTGCATGAACAATCTATCAATCGATGTGTACCACTAAACACACAGTAAACCCTTGTTGTTATTGCTGTTTGTCTATGTATGTGTGACACCGTGCAATCAAGGTGGCTCAATGAGCCACTACACATCCAGCAATGATATAGTCTGTTATTGTTATCTCTAACGTTTTTACATTGCATTTAGTTGTGAACAGCAACGATATGGTTATGCCATAACCATTCTAGCACGTCACTACCCCTGCGAGAGCATTGTAGCACGTCAGAGCCCCGAATTGTGACGCATGAAACAGAATTTGGGTTGAAAATCATGATTTGTCTAACACTGTATCTTTATACAGTCATCATCAAAAGTTGGCGTAAGCCTTATGGGTACTGGCTTGCAGGGTAGGGGACTAATTAAGTAAGAGTACGGTGTGATTTTATATTCGCTTTCCGTGTCTTTTTAGTCGTAAGATTAAACGGTGTTTTAGATGGATTATTGGGGTAATTAGCGATATAATTCAGTTCATTACATGTGGTTTAAACCCATGTTGAAGGTGCTAAGTTACATCTTATAGTGGAATAAATAGGCTGGTAGGGCCACCACTTGTTTCTGCAATTCAATAAGTTAGCTTCCTAAAGCCCTTGGTCATCCACTTTGTGTGGACGACGAGGAGCTCATCGATGAATCTCTGGCTCAGTCCCCACGGCATCTGGTATTACCGGAAAGTCACCACGCTCCCCTGTGGTCGTCGTAAAGAGATCAAAAAATCCCTGCATACCCGAGACAAACTTTGTGCACGTCATAAGGTGACTCAGCTGCTTGCCTGCGTGCGTTCCAGACCCAAGCCCATTCAGTTGCCTGTAGACGTCAATGCTGCCCCACATGAGCAATCAGTAGCCCAGCCGATGACTCCGGCGACCAAACCGCGTGCACCGCTCCTGTCAGTCCTGAGTGACCGTTATCTGAAAGAGAAGGCCCTCTCTTGGGCACCGAAAGAGCTCAGCAACCAGAAGAACTACATCGGCTGCTTCATCAAGGCGCTGGGTGATAGACCGGCTGCTGACTATGCGAAAGCGGATGTGGTCAAGTTCAAGGAGGACCTGCTGAACTCCGGCAAGAGTCCGACCACCATCAACAAGTATCTCCAGAAGCTCTCCCTGCTGTTTAGCTGGCTGGCTAACCATCAGGATGGGGTCATCAACCACTTTGCCGGATTGAAGCTACAGCGAGCCAAGGAGGTGAACTCACGAAGTGGGTACACAGCGGAAGAACGTCGCAAGTTTATCGGGTGGGCTAAGCAGCAAGAGCCCCACCGTAGGTGGATTGCTCTGCTGGGTCTGTTCACCGGAGCTCGTGCCAACGAAATCTGTCAGCTCTATGCCGATGATGTGCAACAGGTTGACGGTATATGGTGCTTGAATATTCGCAGTGGACGGCCAGACCAGAAACTCAAGACGGCCAACAGTGCTCGTCTCGTTCCTCTCCATCGACACCTCCTCCAGAGCGGTTTCATCGAGTTTGTGAAGGGGAGGATAGGGGGACGCCTTTTCCCTGAACTGCCACATCGCCAGGATGGATACAGCCACCTGTTGGGGCAGTGGTTTAGCCGCAATCGCCCCGTCGACAAGGACTTCCACAGCCTGCGGCATACCGTGGGAACCGCCCTCAAAGATCACGGAGTGCCATTGCAGTATGCGGCGGCGATCCTGGGCCACACCAACGGGGCGATCAGCTATGACCGATACGGAGGGGATGTCTCGCTGGAGAAGCTCAAAGAGGTGATAGAAGCGGCCCTTTCATCCTTTGCTGATGCCGGATAAAGGGAAGGATGGGTCTGCCGAGATGCTGAAATTTTGGCATTTTTAAGAACTTTTTCTACGATGTTTCATACAGAAAAAGTTCTATAAATAGCTGAAATTTCGGCAGATTGACTGCTTGGTGTGTTCCATTTTCCTTTGTTGGCGGGCAAAACGGGAAAATCAAAAACAGCAGAGGGGCCCGCAGGCCCCCCATTTGTCATACTGTGTAGTTCGCTCCTGTCTCCGGCTGCTCTCGGTGGGTTGAGACCGTCATGTCCGCCATCTCGCTATCGAGCAGGGTCAATCCGATGACGGTTGCCTTGCTGTTATAGCGGGGGACAGCAAAGCCCTTCTCAATCAGCTTCTTCTTGAGGGCCAACTGCTTCATGGCCCATTCACCGTTCTGCTGTGCCCAGCGGCTGTAGACTGCGTAGACCTCGCTCATGGGCACTTTGGCCCCTGCTCTGGCCTGGGTGCACTCTTCCAGGAAGCAACCGACCATATCCGACTCGGCACGGTAGGTCTCGACATCCTGCTTGAGGCGAGCAGGAATCGATGCCTTGAGTCTCTGCTCTTGCCACATCTGGCAGCCCTGGATGGCCCAATTCAGAATGCCGGGCATCTCGGCCCGCAGCTTCTCCATCAGCATGGGGTCCAGCTGTGCCTTCGTGAAGGAGGCATTGAAGGGCAGCATCAGCATCCGACGCCACATACCATTGCTGGTATCGCGGATCTCGGGCTTGTGGTTACCCACCATAACCAGAGAGAAGGATGGGCGGAACTCCATCTCCTTCTTGGCGTAGGGAGCACGAGCGACAATCACGTCATCCCCTGTCATGGCCTTCACCAAGTTCTCATCCATGCGAGAGCCCTCTGGCAGCTCGTTGGCGACCACGAGGCGTGCATCCACCAGCTTGGTTAGGGACGGGTTCGGACCGGTATTGCCGTTGCGGTTGAACAGCAAGACGTTACTGCTGATCTGCCGACTGAACTCTCCCAGCAACTGCTGAATGACCGACATGAAGGTACTCTTGCCGTTGCAGCCGCCTCCGTAGAGGAAGAACAGGAGTTGTTCATCGGTGCGGCCGGTGATCCAGTAGCCCACACAGCGTTGCAGGAAGGCCGCATACTCGGCATCGTCACAGGTGATCTCGCTGATGAACTGCTCCCATCGCGGGCAGACAGCGGCTGGGTCATAGGCCACCGGGCTATGGTGGGTCATCATGAATGCCCGTCTCGGTGCCAACAGGCGACCCGACTTCAGGTCGATGACACCGTTCGCCGCGCCCAACAGCATCGGATTGGCGTTCAGCTCGTGCAGTCTTGCCGTCATCATCGGCTTGGCCAGCTCCAGCATGTTCTGAATGCCTGCTCGGTTAAGGCTGCTTGAGCCGTGTCTGAGTACTGCATAGGCCCAAGACAGCTCCTCTTTCTTGCACGCCTGCTTGATCAACGCCTGCCCGATGTTCTGGATCTCTTTGCCCACGGTTTGAGCAAGGATCATGGGCGTCAAGTCATTCTGGATCCAGTGCGTACCATCAAAGTAGATAAAGCCACCTAACTCAGGGACGAACTTCAGGTTATGCCCGTGCATCTGCACAAACCGTTCGGCGTTGGCTGAATCGTTGAGCTCGTTTTCAAAGATGGCTGTACGTGGCATGACCTTGACGACTTCCGGCTGCTGATCATCGTCCTGAACGGCTTCGGCTTCGGCTTCGGCTTCGGCTTCGGCCACAGGCTCAACCAGGGTGAATGCCGCCACCAGCTCGGTCAGAGGCAAGGGGTTGTCGCCATGCAGGTATTCGTCGATGTCCTTGACGCTATCCGGCAGCTTTACTTGGGTCAGCTTTAGACCGAGTTGGGCCACCTTGGAGCGGTACTTTTCACCCGCCTCGTCGGTGTCGAAGAAGGTGACAACATCACTGTCAGCCAGCTCACGCCCCAGCCACTCTAACTGTGTCTGTGACAGCGTGCCAATGGTAGCCAGCACAGGGCCCGGCCAACCTGCATCCACCAGCGACATGCGGTCATTTTCCCCCTCTACCAAGGCGACAGGGCCGGGGGCATTCAGGCTCTCTTCTCCGTAGAACTGCACCCCGTTAAGCCAGTGCTGGCTCGGCAACTGGAACTGATACTGCTTGTTTGGGTCCTTGAAAGTGAAGCGGCTGACTTGTCCGTTTCGGTCGAAGTGCGGGAACACATAGACACCGCTCGGGAAGAAGTCACGAAGCAGGTCTGGGGCATCGTTGCGAGGCTTGACCAGACCGGAGGCAAGTCGCTCCTCTTGGCTGAACCCCGCATCCCTCAGAGCCTTGTTCAGGCCACCGGAGAAGCCGATATCCAGCCCCACCAACACCTCCTCTGAGTGGCCACGCAGCTCCATCAACTCCTCTACATCAAGGCGAGCTTGGTAGTGGTTGGCGGCCAGCTTGAAGAGCTCTTGCAGGCGAGCAGGTGGGGCCGTGTAGATCGGTTGCTCCAGCTTCACCACCTTGCGAATGGTCGGGGCGACTGACAGCTCGCCCAGCAGGAGCAAGCGGGCTGCATCAGCAGGGCTACGGGCTTTGTCGCACTTGACGACTAGATCGAGCACATCCCCATGTTCATCACAGCTAAAGCACTTAAACCTATCGTCGTCAGGGTAGAGGGTGAAGCAATCATTATGGCCGCACAGTGGGCAACTGGCATCATCCAGTCGGTAGGTGTTGGAGCCGACTTTCTTGACGTCTTGCCCGGTCAGAGCCGAGGCGACATCCATAATGGGGAACTGCTCTTTGATGGCTGCAAAGTTGATATTCAGGGAGTGGCCAGCATCGGCCAGGGCAAATTCAAGGTCAAATTGAGTGGATTGAGACATGATGTCTCTCCTCTTAGATGACCGCTGCTGTGGAACTAAAATTAGGTTGTGTGTGTTCCAAGCGGCGGTAATCAGGTCGGGTAACAGCGCCCCCCGTGGGCCTATGGCGTGAGCCAAGGTGCGATGTGCGGGGGCGTCTGCCCGCCGACAACCCCGACTATACGGATCGGCAGAAGCAATACAACCCCTCTTTTTTCCTCCCCAAGGTCCCATTTCGCGTTTTCGTTGTGAACAACGCAAAAACCACGATCAAAGATTTTTTCATGTGATCTCGATAGTGGGATCACGTTCACAATATTGCTGATTCCCTTGTCGGCTCCACGGACGGGACGCCCCCATCAGCAGGCCAAAATCGATCCGCTTGAAAATGCGACATGTACGTTCATTCAGGGAGTTAAGTGCAACCTATATCACCCCCATGGATGATTTCCCGTGGTAGAATCCGTGCCATTTCGTCTGTCTCAGACCGCAAGGCGGTCCCACGGGGTTTCCATGACTACCAATATCTCATCCCTTGCCAACCTTATCTGGTCGGTGGCTGACCTCCTGCGAGGTGATTTCAAGCAGTCCCAGTATGGCCGCATCATTCTGCCATTCACCGTGCTACGTCGTCTGGAGTGCGTGCTGGCCCCGACCCGTGACAAGGTGCTGGCCACCGCCGAGAGCACCAAGGCCATGCCCGAGCTGGCCCGCCATAAGCTGCTGCTCAATGCCGCTGGGCAGAGCTTCTACAACACCGCCAAGCTCACGCTCGACAATCTCGGCGAGAAGCAGATTGGCGATAACCTGGATGCCTATGTGCGGGGCTTTTCCCGTGAAGCATTCGAGGTGTTCGAGCACTTCAACTTCGCTGCCAGCATCGATCTGCTGGAAGATGCCGACCTGCTTTACAAGGTGGTCCGCAACTTCGCCAACGTCGATCTCTCTCCCGAAACCGTCGACAACTACCACATGGGTCTGGTGTTTGAGGAGCTGATCCGCAAGTTTGCCGAGAGCTCCAACGAGACCGCTGGTGAGCACTTTACCCCCCGTGACATCGTGAGGCTCACCACCTCCCTGGTGTTTGCCGCCGATGACGAGGCCCTGACGACTGCGGGCGTAGTGCGGACCATCTATGACCCCACGGCGGGCACCGGTGGTTTTCTCTCCTGCGGCATGGAGTACCTGCACGAGCTGAACCCGGCGGCACGACTTGCCACCTTTGGGCAGGAGCTCAACCCCGAGTCGTTTGCCATCTGCAAGGCTGACATGCTGATCAAGGGGCAGGACATCAGCAACATCAAGCTCGGCAATACCCTCTCCGACGACCAGCTGCCGCAGGAGAAGTTCGACTACTGCCTCTCCAACCCGCCATTCGGGGTGGACTGGAAGAAGGTCGAGAAGCAAGTGCGGGACGAGCACTTGCTAAAGGGCCACAGCGGCCGCTTTGGGGCGGGCCTGCCCCGTGTCTCTGACGGCTCACTCTTGTTCCTGCAACATCTTATCGCCAAGATGAAGCCAGAGGGTGCTCGTATCGGCATCATCCTCAACGGCTCCCCGCTCTTTACTGGTGGAGCGGGCAGCGGCGAGAGCGAGATCCGCCGCTACATCCTGGAGCATGACCTGCTCGATACCCTGGTGGCCCTGCCCACCGATATGTTTTACAACACTGGCATCGCCACCTATATCTGGGTGCTGTCGAACCACAAACCGGCGGAGCGTAAGGGCAAGGTGCTGCTCATTAACGCCAGCGACATGCACAGCCCAATGCGTAAGTCGTTGGGCTCCAAGCGTAAGCAATTGAGCGACGAGGCTATTGAGCAAATCGTCCGCCTCGCCAGCCGTTTCGAGGCGAGCCCGATCGCCAAGATCTTCCCCACCACCGCCTTCGGTTATCGCCGCATCACGGTGGAGCGGCCGCTGAAACTGGCGTTCACTCCGCAGGATGCCGAGCGCCTTGCCAGCCTCACTGCCGACAAGGGCTGGGCCAAGCTCGATGGCACCTTGCAGTCTGCCATCCTGACTGCCTTGGGCCAGTTCGCTGAGGCCAAGTTGCTCTCTCGCGACAAGTTCAAAAAGCAGCTGACCAAGCTGCTAGGTGAGGTTAAGCTGCCAGCCCCGGCCTTCAAACTGCTGGTAAGCCATTTGGCTGAGCAGGACGATGCCGCTGAAGTGTGTAAAACCAAGGGCGAGCCGGAAGCCAACTCCGATCTGAGGGATAACGAAAATGTGCCGCTGGGGGAAGACATTTACAACTATCTGCAGCGTGAAGTGTTGCCCCATGTGCCGGATGCCTGGATAGACACCAGTAAAACCGACCCGCTCGATGGCCAGGTGGGTATCGTTGGCTACGAGATCCCCTTTAACCGCCACTTCTACCAGTACCAGCCGCCTCGCGATCTGGCTGCTATAGATGCAGAGCTCGATGCAGTGGCCAAGGAGATTATGCAACTGCTAGCGGAGGTGCATTCATGA